AAAGAAACCAGTCGCAAACTAAGCTTTTAATGGCTTAGGATAAGCTAGTCATTGCGCCAACCCATTGAGGTTTGCGTTGCTAGCCTAGACTTGATGTCTCGTCGTCGGACAACGGAGCTCTTTCGAATTCCGCGAACCGACAAACCCCTCATTAAAGCTAGATAAGAGGAATCGATAGTCTCAGAGATTAAGCTGAGAACATCGGTTGAGTCATCACGACCGAAACTGTCATGGCCCATTAATTGCAAATACAATGGACCGGCTTCACCCAGGTAATACCTAGGTGAGGCCTTGACAGATGCGTATGACCACGTCTGTCTCTTCCCGTCCCACCTGACAAACTTCGACTTAGAAGCGTAATCAAGTGTGGCGTGAAGATGGCCTTCTAGGTCCTTCGTTATGGGGCCGAGAAGGTTATCAGCAACAACGCGAGGAAGACCAGCAAGGAGGTAGCCGCAAGTATTACTAAACATGTGGCTATCACCACTGGCAGGATCAAATAAATGATCCTCTTTTCCAAGCGAATTGATAACAAAGACGTAGTCTTTGGCATTTTGCATCTTCCTTTTCAAGAAGAACGGTCGAACGTACCTACCTTCATACCAGTCCGAACCACAAGATTCGCGGAACGGACCGAAGAAGTATGACTTACTAGTATTAACGTGAAAGCCAGAGTAGGCCAACACGTCAACAAGTCGCAAAGCCATACCCGCTGGTATAATGATATCGTCGCCATAAACTGCGACATCTCTACGCTCATAGCCAAGGTGTTTTGCAACACTCGAAGCTAAGGCATAGAATATCAAACTTTCCAGCTGGAAGGTAAAACCGTTCCCCATTGAGCTAAACTTAGCCCAACGGGTCTGGACTCCCTGGTACTCTCCTTTCGGAGAGCGCAAACAGTCCAAAAGCTCAAACCAATCTTCCGGGAGTAAATCCCGAACGAGCTCATAAGCGAGAGTGTCGCTTGCCATAGAGAGATCCAATGTAACGGGTCTCTCCCAGCACGCGCCATCCCACTTCGAGCCATCCCTAGCCCGCATTTGATTGCGGAATTGGGAACTGAGGTCAATGCCCGCACGTCGGAGACAATCCGACATGAAGTCACCGACCCCTAGCTGAAGATAGATATTGAGAAGCGGTTCAATAGCGATAGCACGATGTGTCTGTGCCGTCTTTGGTACGTACGTCACTTTGTTGTAGTCAACCACCTTAAGCCGTTTAAGAACCGCTTCACGCGATTCCGAGACGGACGGGACGGGGTCTCCAATAAGGCTAGTAGAGGAAACCACATACCTCCGCCACAACGGATCAGCTAAGATCGCTGCTTCGGCGTAAGGCAGAGCTCTAGTGGTTACGGTATACTCAGGTGCGGCGTATTTAAAATACGCCGTAGTATCACGCCCGAGTGCACCAATCGCACCACCTGGACCATGACGCATATAGCCATAGATCTGATTAAGATCTAGTGGGCCTAGCCAACGGGATATCAAGAGGCGCGCAGTATGGAATATACTGTGAACACCCTGCCATCGATTAGAATGGCGATACCCCCGGTTCCGAAACCAGGTTAACCGACGATTAGTTATCCTACAGAGTTTCTCAGCTCTGATGGACGACCTTTCGGCTGTTCCTAGCGGATCCAAGTTGTCTACCTTCCCAAAGGGATATTTCTTAAGGAGGGATAAAGCAGAAGCTACCGAGTAAAACTCGGCTGCCGAACTATACATCTGTGGTTCAGCGTACTTCTGTAGCTCCATATACCCGCTGATCGATTTATTTTCGATCACACCCGTTAGGGCGATTCTAAGGTCATCTGGAACTAACGTAAGGTCCCTAATTAACATCTCAAGCAAAGCCCAGGGTGTATTCTGGACAACTTGAGGTGGTAGCGGGTTACCGAATGC